ATGCGGCGACTATAACTCCCAGAGTGTATTGATACCAATCAGGCATTGTCTCCAGAGCGGCGAATCCTTCAGCCACAATGGTTCTTCCCCATTCACCGCAAAACGACAAAATTAAGGGTATGCTGAAAAGCCCGACTAGCCATTCATCAGCCCACGAATTTTGACTGCCCTTGGCCATGATCTTTTCCCAGCCAGCCTCATGTGTAGCCGCTGAGACTAGCACGGCGGCTTCCGCTTCAGCCCGTGCAACCTTGGCCTTGGCCGTGGCGGCTTTTTCTTCTGCTTTGCCTTTCAACCAGCCGCCAGCAAGTTCTGTGATAGCTGGGATCAATGCCTGTATCATATGATGCCTCTGATCTGTTTCAGCGCTTCTAAATCTTTCTCTCTGCTACCGCCGTCATAACGCCATGCAAAGCCACGAGTGACCATCTCCTTGTTGATGTCCATCTGACCACAAAGGAAATGGCCAAGCATTCGGCCATATTTGCCGTCTTTCTCTGTCTGCACCTTTAGATTTGGACAGTCCGCAAGGCGACGTTGCAAAAACTCTTTAGCGTCCAGCCCCAGTTCTTTTTCCTCTAAATCTGTTGTCCTGCTTTCTGGCGCATCAATACCAGCAAGCCTGACGCGCTCTTTTTTGGTGAGGCTGAATCCAAGGTCAATGATGACATCAACCGTATCACCATCAACAACCCTGACGATTTCTTTCACCTGATACTCATACATCGTCAATAAATCTTAACCTGTCCTTCTGTTACTCTTCTGGGAACACAGTACGCCGTCACCCGATCTTTTGGGTCTATCAATGACAACGAACTATAATTGCCATATCGCTTGGAAAGCTGGGAGGCAAAATGATTGCACTCAAGGATGCTGTAAAAATACATATTGCCCGATTCAAGTTTCCTGAAGTCGCCCGTACCCAAATAAACCATTAGCAAGAAAACATCGACCACATCAAAATTCTTCGCTGTCGTCACCAGTGCGGATCATCTCCGCGACCCTCACAGCACGCGCCCCGACTTGTCTTGCATATTTCGAGTCTAGTAGCTCCTCTGCGGCTGTCTGGTAGTCGCGTCTTTGCAAGGCGTCCAAAGTTTTCACAAATCCGTGCAGGCGCGGCATACCCATGTTGAAGACCAAATCTGCCAAGGCTCTTTGTCTAACCTCAGACATATCCCGCCACCAAGGCAGGGTCTTATCAAGCTCATCCTCTACGATCTTGATATCGTTTTGCAGGAGATAATCAACCTCTTCATCTGACAAACCTCGCTCACGCAGATTCCTTCCAACGCCAATCGTCTCAATCCCTAAGTGATCCTTATATACCTGATTTTTGACCCCTTCGTGGAAACGCAATTGCGTCACAAACCTATTGATATTCATATCTGCCCCCTAATCTTTGCCAAGCGCACGATCAAGTTTATCTTCAACGCGATGCAAGGCATCCATCAATGCCCTCATGTCATCTTTCGTATCAGATCGTGTGGCGTAGTCTTCCCGTGTTCTGTTTAGCAAAATCTCAACGCGCTTTAGCTCTTTGGCTTGTGTGCCAAGAAACCAACCGCCGCCCAAGATGATAATGCCCATCAAGCCATCTATAATATGCACTAAATCAATACCCACTAGAACGCCTCTTGGCAGGCAAACGTGATGCCATATTTACTGACATGGTCTGCATCCCAGCCTAGTTCATCACTGGTCATTCGCATCAGACAGCGCGGGTCAGCCACCACTATAGATGCGCCATTGTTCACCGCGACCTTGACCTTTGGTTCAATCTGAACAGAGACAATCCCAGACGAATTGCTGTCTGCATCATCCACAACCATATGCAGTTTTGACGATGCGCCACTCCCAAGCTGTATGTAGTCACCAGCCTTGAAGATTCCCGTAATGCTGTTTTGCCCTGTGCTGATAGTAAGCGTGAAATCACCAACGCTTGCGGCGGCGCTGAGTGTATTAGACCCCGTGATAGACCCTTGGGCTGATTTGGCATCTGGATCGCCTAAAAGAAACGTGCCAACCCGTCCGTGTAGTTTCATAAAGAACGCTTCCCACGCCGCCGCTTGAGAGCGCATCATCGGTGGCAGGCTTATCTCTGCCGTCCACAGCGCATAATCATATTCAAAGACCTGTTGCTGACCAGTGAATGGCGACTCTGCCATTGCGTTCTGCCTCACAAGACGCCAAGACGAATTGCGAAACGCTGGGGTGGCGGGATGATTAAGAGGATATGTTGGTGCCGCCATTATCTACCAAACGCAGAGGCCACTTGACCACCACGCCTTCTGCTTTCTACGACTGCCTCAAGCGCTTGCTGTTTGAACACGGGCATCATTGTCATAATTTCAGCCCTTACCGTCTGCGAGACGCCAGCGTCGATATTGATTGATTGATTTACAACTGCACTTGATCCACCAAGAATGTTTTTGGTGTCGTGATTATTTCTTATCACCCCCGCAGAAGATGGCACGAACAATTCTGGGCCTCGCTCACCGACCAGCGTTGGCCCCTGAACACGACCACCCCCCGCGCTTGCGCCAAAGGACGCGGTAGGAAGGGCGGCAGGCCCCTTCAAATTGAAAACCCGATTCATGATTTGATTGAAGACCATGAGTTCCAACGCTTTTGACAACATCGTTTTGACAAAGCTAGAAAAGACATCTTTAAGTGAATCCATGTTGAACTTGCCGCTCATCAGCATATCGGCAAAGGCATCGCTCATGCCTCGCGACATACTTCGCACCGCTTCCATTTGCTGTTTGAACATAGGATCAAGCATTTCAATCTCATGTTTGATTTGCGCTTGCGCCTTGGCAAATTCCTCGCTGTTGATCCCATATGCCGCACTGACGTCCGCTAATACCAACTCAAGCTCTCGCTGTTTGTCAGACAAGCCCTCAACAAATGATCTGCCCCTATCAACAGATGCGTTGAAATTATCATTTGCGGCCTTTGTCTCTTCTATCTGCGCTTCAAAGTCATGCATCTCCTGAATGATTTTCCTGATTTGCTTTTCCTGTTCTGCTTCAACGCCTATCAAATCACGCAAAACAGCATCTGCTTCTAAATGAGCTTCTGTGACTCCGTTGTTACGAGCCACCAATTCCTCTTGCGCTATCGTCAATTCTTTAATCGTGTCAATTATCTTTTGATCGTTCTCCTTTTTTTGAGCGGCGGCTTCTGCTTGTTTTTTTTCAAATTCTGCATTTTCAGCTAATGATTTTTTGTGTTCAAATTCTAGCTTAATCAATTGCTCCAAGTGATCTATCTGAACCTGTGAAGCCGCTGTTAGTTTTCTCTTGGCTTCAGCGAATGCCAACTCAGCTTCTGTTGCGCCCAACATTTCATCTTCAAGCTGTTTGACGAGGAAACGCTGATCCTCAAGTGCATCTGTTACCTTTTGCTCTGCCTTGATTTGGCCCTTGGTTTTGGTTGGCGCTGCGGGTGGTTCATCAACTGGAGCCGCTGCCTTGTTATTGACTGCAATTCGCTCTTCAAGAAGCCTGATTTCCTCTCGTAAAGCGTCCGCTCTATCCTTGGCATTTTTCTTTGTGCGACCAGCAGCCTTAGCAGCGGTATCTAGTTCTTTGGCAAGCTGTTCTTCAAGCTCTACCAACTTAGCTATTATTTCTACGTTATTTGTCAGATCAATATTGATCAGACCTATTTCTTTCAGGAAATCCTTTGTCGCGTTTGTTGCATCTACCAACGCACCTACAATATCAGCCAACAATGGCAACAAAGGCGTTATGACTGCGACCCCAAGTTCTTCCAAGGCTGCATTCAATGCTTTTGATCTGTTAGCAAAACTATCTGCCGTCCTTGCCGCATCACCTTGGGCATCTGTGGTGCCAGCAAGAATCAAGTTCATTCTCGCCTGCACCTTGGTGGCATTGTCTACATCTTGAGCATTTTGCTTGATGCCCATCCGATACAGTTCTTGCTGTAGCGTGGCCTCAGTTATGACGATGCCAAACCGCCTAACAGTCTCATGGTTGCCAACCAGCGCAGACTGGAACGCCGCCATTGTCTCTGTATCGGATGCATTGTTGAACGAGGCGACATCGACTGCCAGCTTGGTAAGCTCTACAGATAGCTTGGCGGCTTCGCCACGGGCAAAGCCCATCGGCACAAAGGTGTCCTGTATAGACGCCGCCATGCCCTCAAGCTCGAACGTGCTTCTGCCTACCTCGTTGCCAAAGGCATCCAGAGCCTGACGTACCTCGCCAGTAAACGCACCAAAGACGACTGACGACTTGGCTTGCATCTCTTCAACGCTTGATGCAAACCGCACAGCCGCCATGCCAGCTTGGGCAAACTGGTGAACGATAACAGCACCAAGGGCCACCTTGGCGATGTTGCTAATCTTTTGAAAATTTCTGCCTGCTTTTTTGGCGGTGTCATCGACCTGTTTGTCAAACCGCGCCAGCTTTTGGTTGACATCTTTTAGGTCTGCTTCAACGCGAACCAGAAGGGTATCGACGGTAGTTGCCATCAATCAGGATACCTTTCCATCAAATCTTCTAGCTCGCCCTTGCTGAGTGGCGGCGCTTTGCCGCCTGAATGAAATTCAGCAAACCCCTCAACCGCCATATAGAATTCTAGGAAGCTCATTCCCCAGAATGTTTCGGGTGACATCCCCATTTTCCCAAGGCCGATTTGCATCCATTCATCCCAAGGAAATTCGTCTACGGATTGGCTGTCACCCCTTCGTCGTTTCCCTCATTACCGCCAGCACTCAGGATGACGCCCACGATTTCACCGACGCACTTGATTGCTTCAGCCAAGCCACATTCCCAAACAGCGTTGCCAACATCCTTCTCGTTGACATCATTCCCCCCGCCACGAATAACAGGGGTTAGGATCGCAATGATTTGGGTGGTGGTAAGCGCCCCTTCCGATAGTGCTTGAGCAATCTTCAGGACACTCAATCCACACGCTTGTTCTATCCTGAGAACAGAATCTATTGTGACCCTGCCATTATACGTCCTCGCTCCCAGAACTATCGGAAGCTCTCCCCGCTTTGGATTTGTCATCTGACTTTCCTTCACAAGTTATTACAAGTGTCTCGCCCCTATGGGCGATATCTTCTACTAAGGTGGCTGTGTACGTTTGGCCACCACACTCCACAGCGTCCCCCGCCTTGACTTTACAGGCGGCAGACACCGAAAACTCAACAACAGAGTTAGAGGACTTCATCATAGCCCCCCAACCCTTGTTCTTGATTTTCACATCAACACTTTGCCAAGCCATGATTAGACCGTCGCAAATGTAATCGCGCCAGAGCTTTCAAAAGTGAAGCTATATGTGACCTCACCGTTGTACTCACCGCCATATTCTAAAGTTGTCAGTTGGAAAGCGCCTGTGAAGGTTCCAAAATCAGGGACTAGGAATTGATAATTTGTGAGCGCAGATACATCGAACTTTGCCTTCAGGGTTGTCTCTGAGGCGCTGTCTGTGAATACGCCGCTCCCACTTACTGTGATCGAATTGACGCCGCCTTGAGCCAATAGCGTTCTGGCCCTGCTAGAATCTTTGGTCGTCACATCAACCATCTCATCGTTCATCGTGAGAGATGTTGAGCGCATCCCGCCGATAGTGGTGAACGCCTCTGGGCTTGCGCCATCTCCGATTTTCATCAGAAGGGCTGAACCTTTTTGTGCCGCCATGTCTAATCTCCTCTAACTGTCTGACACAACGGCACGAAATCGCATGATCCCATGCCGTGTTATTCCATCTGCATCAACCAGCGTCGTCAGAAACTCCTGTTTCATGTTCACTGCTTGACCGCCTGTCACATTCAGGCTTACGTCATTAAGGTTATCATATATCTGTTTCATGATCACCTTAATCTCTTTCAGGCCGCGATACTGTGACCATGTGTGGATGGTAAGGGTATGCTCATGCATATCCAAGGATTTTGTTGATACGTTGTTTGAAGACTCTTCACCGACCACAATATACGGGTAGGCCGTTCCCTCTGGCACATCATCGAAAACACCTGTGATAGCCGATCCTGCGGCATCAGTGATATTTGCAGAATTCAATACAGTGAACACCGATTTCTGTAATTCAAAGCTATGAATTGACATTACTTGGCCTTCATCTGTTGAACTAATCGGCGAATCTTTGGCCTGTTTGCTTCAGCGGCTGGGTGCATAAACGGACGCGCCGCCATTTTGGTAGTCCCGAATTCGAGAAATTCAGAATAGCCTGCGCGGCTTTCTACATCTGCGCCAAGCCGATCCGTATCCATCTTTATAAAAATATTAGACGCCAGACGACCTGTGTCACTTGCTGGTGGCTCTCCTGCCGCTGATGCCGTATGTGTGCGACGGGGCTTATACTTCTCATAAACAACACCAGATTTTGCGCCCTGTAAGATTGATGTCACAGCGGTCGCCCTGACCAGCCCTGCCGCGATACCGACTAGCTGTTTGGCATTGGATGCGTATTGCTGTTTTACCTTGTCAATCCGTGGCTTTCTGGTGACTTTGACTGATACCCGTGCCATTAGGTTGCCACCCCCTCTGTGCAAACCAGTTCAAGATATTTATCGCGCTCACCGATATTCAATATGCGATTGATGTTGAACAGCCTGCTATATTTTGCGCCATCCACTGTGAAAGAATACAATATCCTGTGGGTGACCTTCAAATCTCTGCGGAATCTGATTGTGATTTTGTGAGTGGTGCGAGGCTCTATCTGATCACCAAAGAACCTTTCCCCGCCCCCTTGGGCCTCTATACGGCCAAAGACGGTTGCAAAGGTAGTGAATGCTCCAGATGTGCCGCCAGCGCCGTCAGCGGTAGCCGTCTTGGACTGCAATTGCAATCTATGTTGCATCCTGCCAACGGCCATCAATAACCCCCGCCAAACGCGCTCACACCGTAACGCATGATCACATATGGCTGTAATAACATTTGCATGGATACAGGCGGTCTTGGGGGTGGAAATCTTTCATAATCGCCACGATGCTCATATAGAAAGGTCACATATTCAAACATGGCAACCCTGATTGGCTCTGGAACATCTGCGCCAGATGATCCATATCCCGCCACATATTGAACCTCTATGCCGTTGGCATTTCTCAAATCTGTTGGCCATGACCCGCCATCTCGCAAGACGACACGCGCTGGCTCTCTGACCAGATCAGAATAATAATTCGATGCCGCCAAGGTGGATTCAGTGTTCGCGTCATTGAATGATTTGATATGCGTGACGCTGGCAACGGGCGACCTTGGCAATTCAATATAATTCAAATATGGAATCTGATATGCGCCAGTGAACATCCCCTCGCGCAGAAACTGATCGCGCTCACCAATCGCATCAAGCGAAAGGGTGTAGGTAGTATTTATCAAGGTTCTATTGGTAAAGTTTTCTGCCCAGTCACGGGCCGCTGTCATCAAGGCAGTAACGAGATTGGTATCTACGTCTGTATCTATCCGCAAATAGTTGCGCGTCTCGACCTCGCCGATAGGCAAGGCAGATGGCGGTGTAGTAACTGTTAAGCCACTCATGGCAATCTCCTAGATTTCATCAGGCCAATCATATATTGGCGGGTTGCCTGTTGGGTTGCCATCACTATCAACTGGCCTATCAAACAAAGCAATAAAAGCCGCAAGATCACTAACGTTATCTATCTTGGTTTCTATCGTGTTGCTTGCCGTCCTGACTGCCGCTCTGTAAGTCAAGGTTGTGCTGTCTACGGTGTAATCTGAAACCTCACTAGCTTTAATGACTTTCCAATCTGTGGGTTGGAGCAACCCGCCAGCGGCGACCTTAGTGAGATTTTTGTGTTTGGTTTTCAGACCCTCAATGACCACCTGATTGCCGTTTTCATCACGAATAGCGTTACCATCATCATCTGTGGCATTCACATCGTTAAGCTCACGAGGGATTAACTCACCATCATTATCACGGCCCCAAT